GTAGCACAAGATTATGGAATAAAAATATTATATGAAGATTTTTTTATAAATAAACCTGAAATTGCGACAAGAGAAGTATAGAAGAAGGTGAGTAGATGACTAAAGAGCAAGAAGAGGTTATAAATAAATTAAGAAAAATAACAAATAGACAAATATTATATGGTAACAAATTTGGAATAACAATAGAGGGATTTAGAGAATTACAAGAAGATATAGAAACAGTATTAAATATGCTAAAAGAAAACTCTGCAGAGATACAGCAGAAAAACACAGAGCTTGTAGAGAAAAATGCAGAGATAGAAAAATATAAGAAGATTATAAATTTAATGACAGAACATATAGTAAGTAGTGCAATAGTAGATGATACAGTATGTGCAATAAAATGTGATTGTGAAACGGATATAGAAGAAGATTGTACACATGAAAAAATGATAAATTGTACAAAACAATATTTTGAAAGGAAAGTGGAATAGAAATAATGACTAAAAAAGAAAGAGAAAAGCAAGAAAAAATAGAATATTTGCGAGAAATAGTAAATAAAGAAATTAAATATGACAAAAGAAAAGAAGAATTAGTATTAGGATTTATATTTAATATATTAACAAGCAATGTAGTTATAAACAGATACAGTTGTAGTAGATATGGAAATATTATAGATAACAATACAATAGGAATTACAGAATGTATAAACTATATAGGCAGAAAATTAAAGGAGGAATAGCAGTGGAAGAAATAAAAGTAGGAGAATATGTTAGAACTAACGATGGGATATTTAAAGTTACAAAAATAGATGGCTTATATATTTATTTAGATAAAGAATATTTTGATAATCAATACCAGACGATAAGAGATGTTACTTTTAAAGAAAGAATAGTAAACCATAGCTTTAACATAATAGATTTAATAGAAATAGGTGATGTTGTAGAAGTAGTAGTTGCAGAAGATTTTGAGGAGGAATACACAGAGAAATTAGAAGTAGCAGCAGTAGGAATAACAGATTGTAAAGGAAATAAATTAAACGAAGTTGGTATATGTGGAGATGATGAAATTGAATATGTATCTTTAAAAGATATTAAAACAATATTAACACACGAGCAATACGAAAGAAATTGCTATAAAGCAAAGGAGAAATGATGATGGGTGATATTATAAATGAAATGATAGATAATTTTGCTAAACAACAATCAAGAGATATGGATGATGCTATAATTAGATTTTTAAGAAGTAAAGGATATAAGCCAAGAAGAACCGAAAAATATGCAAAGAACTTAAAAAGAAAATTAGAAAAACAGGGAATAGAATTAAAAATTGAAGAAATAGTTTTAGAAGAAAAGTTTACTGATATAAGTTATTATAAAAAAGTTATATATATACCTAGTTTTGTACATATAGAAAAAATAGGAGGAATCAATGGACATACCAAAGATATTTAAAGATAAAGGAAAAAAGTATAAATTTGTTAAAGAATATTCAAATTATGTGTTATATGAGGAAATGAAAATAAAATACAAAGAATGCTTTAATAAACAAGATCTAGGATTAATAGAAGAAAAAGAAAAGCCATATAATACTAATCCACAAAGAGTTAAATATTTTTAAAGGAGAAGAAAAAATGCTAACAGAAGAAGATAAATTAATATTGGATATGATAAATAGGCAAAATGAAAACGCCAAAAAAATGATAGAGAATTTAAAAGAAGTAGAAAGCAATCAAGAAATGAAACAGTTACATAAAGCATATGACAATATGTGGAATATAACACATATTATAGATAATGCGAAGAGAGGGATGTACAAATGACAAAAGATTTGCTAGAACAAGCAGATAGCTTAATAGAAGAAATAAAAGACATCGAAAGAAGATTAAGAAACATAGAAAAACGAGAAAAAACAATATTAGGCGATTCTGTAACAGGAAGTGAAAAAGAATATCCTTACATAAAAAGAAATTTTAAAATTACTGGAGTAGAAAACAAACTCTTTAGCAGTAGGACAAAAAGACAATACAAAAAGATGCTAAGAAGCAAAAAATACAATTATGGAAAAATAATAAAACAAATAGAGTATGAATTAAATTATGTAGATGATTCTGAAATAAGAAGAATTATTAGATATAGATATTATGATAATTTAAGTTGGATACAGATACAAATTAAAATGAAATATAATAGTGAAGATACAGCTAGGAAAAAAATAATAAGATTTTTTCAAAAAAATTAAATTTGTCCGTTTTGTCCGGTAAAACCATAGTAAAATGGTAGTAGGTAAAAAAGGTAGTGCTAAGAAATTGGCAAGCCCAGACTACCAATTTTAGGTTAAGGTATCCTCGAATCAGAAGAGTAAGTGTTTTTAATGCTTACTCTTTTATATTGCACATTTAGAGAAACGGATATCTCATTAGTCTCATACGCTAAAGATACTGGGTTCAACTCCCAGATGTGCAACCAGTGTAATGCTAGGTATTCACAAAATTATACGGAATAATTAGCCAAGAAGTTTAATTGTATCCTTCTTTCTTTTAGAAAAGTAAATAGTCTCATAGCGTATCCTAGCTATGCTTATATTCGAGAATGGTGAAATGGTATCACACAAGATTTTGATTCTTGTATTCTTAGTTCGAATCTAAGCTCTCGAGCCAAATAAAAAAAAGGAGTAAGTATGGAATTATTAGATAAATATAAAAAAGAAATATGTAGTAGATGTAAGAATAAGGAAACTAATTTATGTGAAATTAGACAATGCATAGATGGAACATATAAATGTATTTATTATCAAAGAGAAGGAAAAGAAAATGACAAAAAGAAGTTTTAAATTTAAGATTAATAATAAAACTTGGGAGATAAAAGAAATTTCACAAGAACAAATGCGAGAAGAAATAAAGAAGAGAAATGATAGGTTTGATGAATATGGAAAATATTTTGGAATAACATATGCAGATACTCAAACGATTTATTTAGATAAAGATTTATGTCTAGATAGAAAAAGGACAACTCTATTACACGAATTAGGACATTGTTATATTAATACATACATTACTCATTTAGACCAGAACTATAATGAAGAAGATGTTGTAGATATAATAGCAAATTCACACGATATTATAAGAGAAATAGTAGATAAATATTTTGAAAAGGAGAAATAAAAATGGATTTTGGAGAAGCAATAAAACTTTTAAGGCAAGGCAAAAGACTACAAAGAGAAGGTTGGAATGGCAAAAAACAATATATAGAGTTAGCTACTAATATAAGTTATAAGAACACAAAAGGCGAGATAATTAATTGTAATCACGATGCCATAGGTAATAAGGCTATAGCATTTGTTGGAACATCAGGAGTACAAATGGGTTGGCTAGCAAGTCAATCTGATATGTTAGCAGAAGATTGGAAAATCGCAGAAGAATAGTAGGTGACATTTATGAGCAAAAAAGTAGGAAGACCAAAAAAGTATACAAAAAAAGAAGAAATAGAAGGAAAGATAGAAGAATATTTTAATATTTGTGATAAGAATAATAAGCCATATACTGTTACAGGCTTAGGTTTAGCTTTAAATATGAGCAGACAAGATTTAATAAATTATAGTAAAGATAAAGAGTTTTTTGACACAATAAAAAAAGCAAAACTAAAAATAGAGAATTATTTAGAAGAACATCTAGTAACAGATAATAGTGTTACAGGAATTATATTTAATTTAAAAAATAATTATGGATGGAAAGATAAACAAGAAAATGTAAACATAGAAACAAATTATGAAGAGTATTTAAAGCGAGTTGAGGGAGATGAGTATTAATACAAAAGCCTATATAGAAAACTATATAAAGATTAGAGATAAGAAAAACAATATAGTGCCACTTGTATTTAACGAACCACAGCTTAAATATTACAATGTAATTAAAAGTATGTATCAACAAAGGAAACCTATTAGAATAATAATATTAAAAGCTAGACAAATGGGGTTTAGCACAGAAACAGAAGCAGTAATATTTAAGAATGTAGTTACTCATCATAATTACAATGCAGGTATAGTGGCTCATAAAGAAGACTCAACAGCAAATTTATTTAATATGAGTAAAAGAATGTTAGAGTATTTGCCAGAAGATATTAAGCCTGAACGAAAAAAATCAAATGCAAAAGAATTAGTATTTAATAATGAGCAGGGAACAGGTTTAGATAGCAGAATGAAAGTTATGACAGCTGGCGGTAAAGGGATAGGGCGTTCAGATACATTTACAGCATTACACTTATCAGAACTTGCTTTCTGGGAAGGCGATAAAAAAGCAACAATGACAGGTTTACTGCAAGCAGTACCTAATACTCCAGATAGTATGATAATAATAGAAAGTACAGCAAATGGATATGAATATTTTAAAGAAATGTGGGATAGTGCAGTCGCAGGTGAAAACGACTTCTATCCTCTTTTTATTGGCTGGAATGAGCTAAAAGAATATAGTATGCCATATACAGGCTTTGATTTAACACAAGAAGAAAAAGATTTACAAAAACAATATAATCTTACATTAGAACAATTAACTTGGAGAAGATGGTGTATAAAGAATAACTGTTCTAATGATATAAATCTATTTAAACAAGAATATCCAATATGCCCAGAAGAGGCTTTCCTTTCAACAGGTAATTGCTATTTTAACAAAGAAAATATTATAAACAGAATAAATACAGCACCAGAGTCATTAGTAAGAGGTAAATTTACTTGTTATTATGATGGAATAAGGATAAGAAATCAAAAATTTCTAGAACAAGATGATGGAAACATAAAGATATATGAATATCCTCAAAAACGAGTTCCTTATGTTCTAGGTGGAGATACTGCAGGAGAAGGGTCAGATTTCTTTACAGCACACGTAATAAATAATATTACTGGTAAACAAGTAGCAGTATTAAAACAACAATATAACGAAATAGAATATGTTAAACAAGTTTATTGCTTAGGTATGTTTTACAACTGTGCATTAGTAGGTCTAGAGAATAATTTTTCAACATATCCTACACAGAAATTAGCAGAACTTAATTATCCTAATCAATTTGTAAGAAAGAAAGAGGATCAATATAATAATAAATATGAAAAAAGCTATGGATTTAAAACAACTACTATTACAAGACCATATATATTAGGACAGTTGCAAGAGATAGTACACGATAATATAGATGTAATACAAGATAAAGATACATTAAGAGAAATGCTTACTTTTATAGTAAATGATAAAGGTAGAGCAGAAGCAGAAGAGGGGTATCACGATGATTTAGTTATGGCATTAGCAATAGCTTATTATATAAGAGAACAGCAAGATTATAAGAAAGCTGAAAGAGACTCAAAATATAAAGATATACAAGAACAAATAGATAAAATATTTGGAGAAGATATAAATAAAATAGAAGAGGACTATGAAGATGACATAGTCCCTTTTTAAACGGAGGTAAATATGGAACTTATATATACAATAATAGCAATATTATGTTTGTGCTTTGGATTTTATGTAGGTTATAAATTAGGAAAAGATAAGGAATTACCTAAAGCACCAAAAGAGGTAATACATCCAATAAAGACTATAAAAGATAATATAGAGAATAATAGAGCAGAAAGAGCGGAAGAGGATAGATTACAAGAATTACAAGATGATTTGGCTGAATTAGATTCTTACGATGGTGGAGTAACAGAAAGGAGATAGCAGATGAAAAAGCGTGAAGAAACTAGCATAACTACAGTATGGCAAGAATATGAACGTGGAAAAGATTATAATTATCAGCAACAGTTGTATGAAAAGAGTAAAAGAAATTATAATTTCTATCACGGAAAACAATGGGAAGGTGCTAAACTTTCTGGAATACAACCAATAACATTAAATATGATTAAATCTATATGTAAATATAAAGTTGGTGTAGTAAAAACTAATACATATCAAATATATTTCAATTCTGATACATATAAAAATCAAGATGAAAGAGAGAAACTAAAAGATATATGTGATATGCTTAATAGATATGCTAATAGAATTTGGGAGAAAACCAAGGTAAATAAGTTAATAAGAAGTTGTATAAATGATGCCTGTATAGATAGTGAAGGTATCATTTATTTTTATGCAGATCCAGATGAAAATAGTAATTCTATATATTGTGAGCAAGTAAATAAAACTAATATTTATTATGGTAATGAAAACGAAGATGATATACAAAAGCAACCATATATAATTATTTCTTTTAGGCGTACTGTAGAAGAGGTTAAAGAAGAGGCTAGACAAAATAAGATAAGTGAAAAAGAAATAGATTTGATAACAGAGGACCAAGACATAGAAGAACAAGCAGGAAGAGACTTAAGAACAACAGAAATAGTTCCAATGTGTTTAGAGTTATTAAAATTATATAGAGGTAAAGATGGCAAAATTTGGGCAAAGAAATGTACTAAATTAGCAACTGTAATGAAAGATAGTTGCTTAGAAATAGATAGATATCCTGTAGCTCATATCATCTGGGAAAGAGTAAAGGGAAGTGCTAGAGGACAAGGAGAGGTAGAAACATTAATACCAAACCAAATAGAAATAAATAAAACAGCTACTAGAAGAGCTTTAGCTGTCAAGTTAGTTGCTTTCCCTAAATTGGTAGCCAATACCAAATATATATCTAATACAAAAGCTTTAAATAAAGTTGGAACAACTATAGAAGTAAATGAAATGAATGCAGATGATGTAAATAAGGTAGTTAATTATTTAAAACCTGCAAGTATTAGTTCAGATGCATATCAATTGCAAAAAGAATTACAAGAAGAAACTCAAAACTTAGCAGGAGCTAGTGATACAGTTACAGGTAATGTAGACCCTACTCAAGCAAGTGGTAAATCTATATTAGCGGTACAACAAGCCTCACAACAGCCAATAAATGAACAAGTAGAAGCATATAAAGATTTTATAGAAGATATAGCACTTATCTGGTATGCAATGCTTAAAGCAAATAGTGTTAAAGGCATAGAACTAGTAAGAGAAAAAAAAGATTATATGAATAATACAACAACAGATGAAATATATAAAATGAGCTATGAAGAGCTTAACAAATATGATTTGGATATAAAAATAGAAACAACACCAAAAAGTCCATTTGATAAGTATGCAATGGAGATATCATTAGAGAATTTACTAACTGCTGGGCAAATAAACTTTGAGGAATTTGTAAATGCATTACCACAAGATTCAGCAATGCCAAAAGCAGAGTTAAAACAGATATTAAAGGAAAGAGAAGAAAAAGAACAAATATTCAATCAAATTGAAAAAGCAGGAAATGCATTAAATAGTGCTATGCAAGCGGTAATGCAACAACAAGAAATGAATAATGTTGAACAAACAGGAGTTACTCCACAAGAAGCAAATATTGTGGATAATGCAAATAATACAAATGGTAATACACAACAAGTACCAGTTAATCAATAGGCGGTCAAAAGGCTGTCTATTTTTTATGCAAGTTTAGTTTAACGGAAGAACAACAGTCCCCAAAACTGTAAGGTAGTGGTTCGAATCCATTAGCTTGTGCCATAGCCGACAGGCTTAAAATGGGAGGCACATATGCCGGAATAAAACAAAAATATGAATTAATAGCCGACAGGCTTAAAATGGGAGGTAACATATGCCGGGAGAAAACAAAGATATGAATGATTCAGAGGAAGAAGTATTAGTTAATACTAAGGACACATCAAATAATGCAGATGATGTTCAAAATAATAACAATACACAAGAACCTAAAGAAGAAAAGACTTACACACAAGCAGACATAGATAAAATTGTAAGTCAAAAAACAGCTAAACTTGAAAGAAAATATCGTAAGGAAGAGGAAAGTAGACTAAGTAAATCTAAACAATTAGAGGACACTTTAAGAGCTGGACTTGGCCTAACAGATGATGATGATGTTTTGAGTAAAGTTAGAGATTTTTATAAAGAGCAAGGAATAGATATTCCAGAAATTAATACAGAGAATAATCGTGATGCTGAAATCCTAGGCAAAGCGGATGCTAACGAAATTATTGATATGTATGATGACAAGGATATTGAAGCTAGAGCAAATGAGCTAGCAGTAAAACAAAAAAGAGGAAAAACTACCGCACGTGAAAATGCGGAGTTTTTTAGGTTAGGGGAATATTTAACAAACAAATTAGAAGAAAAAGAATTAAAAGAAAACGGAGTAGATACAAGTATCTTACAAGATAAGGATTTTAAGGATTTTGCTAATAATTTTAAAACTGGAACAAAAATCAGTTATGTATACAAAATGTGGAAAAAAATGAATGAAAAAGAGGATAAAACACCTACAAAGCCAGTTTCCACAGGAAGTTCACAATCTACTGTACCAGATAATAAAGAAAAGGAGTATTACACTCCAGAAGAAGTTGACAAATTATCTAGCAAAGACTTGGACAACCCTACTATTTGGAAACGTGTAAGAGAAAGTATGAAACGTTGGAAATAGGAAGGAGAAAGATATAAATGAGCTATGCAAACTTTAAACCTGTTGTATGGTCAAAATACATACAATTAGAATTACCAAAATTCACAGTATTTAAACAAGACTGTGATTATAAATTTGAAGGAGAAGCTGGACAAGGAAAAAGAGTAAAAATACAAAACTCTGGACGACCAACTATCAAAAAATATGTACCTGGTAAGGATATAGATGCACCAGAAAATGTTGATGGTACATCAGCTTACCTAGATATTGATCAATTCGATTATTTCAATTATGGAATTGATAATATTGATAAAGCTCAAGCTCAAGAAGGTGTAATGGAAGCATTACAAACAGAAACAACAAGAGCTTTAGCCGAACAAGAAGATATATTCTGTGCCACACAAATGGCAAAAAATGCAGGATATAAAACAGCATCTAAAGCTATTTCTGATGCAGAAACTGCAAAGAAGGAAGTAGATGCATTATTCGTTAAATTATGGAACAATGGAGTATCAACAAAAGATGATGTTACTATGTATTTAACACCATGGTTTTATATGTTATTCCAAAACAAATTAATTGAATTAAAAACAAATAATGATGATTTAATTGCAAAAGGTGTATTAGGATTATACAACAATGCAAAAATTAAAATGACAAACAATGCTTATAATGATGGAACAGATGATTATATTATCTTAAAAACATCTAAAGCATATGCATATTGCAATGGTATTGACAAATTAAAACCATATGAACCAGAAAAAGGTTTCTCAGAAGCTATAAAAGGTTTAAATACATATGGCGGAAAAATGGTAAGACCAAAAGAATGTGCTGTATTAAGATGTCACCAAGCTTAATATAAAAAATATATGAGAAAGGAAGTGCTATACGAACATGGCAATAGCAGAAATAACAAATGTTGAGTTAGTAAGAAATGAAGCAAAAGAATTAACAAATGCAGTTGCAGTAGATGTAACTGATGGTGCTAAAGTAGATTATACTAATAGAAGCGATGGAAGAATAATATTATTATTGACTAATAGTAATGCTTCTGGAGCAAAGAAAGCAACTATTCTACAAGGTAATTCTTTACAAGGAGTAGAAGATTTAGAAATTTCTATTCCAGCTAATAAAACTTATGCAATAGTAGTAGAATCTGGTAAATTTATGAACGTATCTGGAGATAAAAAAGGATATGTAATTATAAAAGGAGAAACAGCAGACATAAAAGTACAAGCTGTGGAATTACCTTAATTTTAGAGGGAGTTATTCCCTCTTTTTATATCAAGTTAAAGGAATAGACAGTTCGATTCTGTCAAACTTGGGAGGAATAAATATGACATATGGAGAATGTAAAAAGCAAATATTAGCACTTATTGAGGAATATGCACCCAACAGCAATACATTTACAGAAGATGAAGACATAGCTACTAGATTACCTTTTTTAGTAGACTTAGCCAATCAAGAATTATCACAAACAAAAAAGATAATAGCAACTAAGATATATGCTGAGATACCAGATGAAAACAAACAAGATAAATTTACTTCTTATACATTACCAAGTGATTTATATCAAATAAGAAATGTATATTTACTAGATGCTAATAATAAAAAATGTAATTCAGACTATTATTTAATGGGTAAAAATAAAATATATATAAATGATAATAATGCTGGACAAACAGTAGTTGAGTATTACAAATATCCAACTATCATAAATGAAAAGACAAAAGATAGTTTCTATTTAGAAATAGACCAAGATGCACAAAGCATTTTACCATATAAAGTAGCAAATGATTTATTAGTAACTGACCCTAGTGCAGATTATACAGCATTTGCAACAGAGTACCAAAGAAAATTACAATTATTAGATACTAGAAGAAATATACCAACGGTTAATTTAAAAGAATATGAACCAGATGAAAATGAAGGAGAATTTGATATATAGGAGGAAACAGTATGGCAGCAGGAGTAAAACGAGTATATACAGATTTTAAAGGTGTTGATTTTTTAGAGGAACCTAGCTTAGTTAATATTACAAGAAGTCCTGATGCCTTAAATGTATGGAAAAACTACGAAGATACACAAGGAGCTTGTGTAGAAACAAGACCAGGTTTTAGAAAATTAGCTCAAATAGGAACAGGACCTGTTTATGGAATATTTATATATAGTTCATTTATAGCTATAATTCATTCTGATAATAAGCTATATGAATGGAGTAATTTCCCTAATGAGCCAGAAGAGGAAAATATAAAAGAAATTTATTCAGATATGAATAATAAAAAATCATACTTTAATAAAGTAGCAGAAAAATTATATATAAATGATGGAAAAAATTATTTAGTATATGATGGTAGTACTTGTAAGAAAGTAATAGATGATGACCCATTTATTCCAACTACGACAATAAGTAGAACAGCAGGAAATATAGGTGGAGGAGAAACATTGCAAGATGTAAATGTACTAACACCCAAAAGAACAAATTCATTTGTTGGAGATGGAGAAAATAAAGTATTCTATTTGGATGCAACAGAAATAGATTCAGAACCAGTAACAGCATTAGTAAATGATATTGAAATGGAAGAAAATACAGATTTCGTAGTTGATAGAGTAGCAGGCAAAGTAACATTTAATGAAGTTCCATCTGAACCAAATTTAAGTGGGCAAGATAATGTATTTATTACATTTTCAAAAACAGTTGAAGGCTATACGGATAGAATAAGCAAATGCACACAGGCATTATTATTTGATAACAGATTATTTTTTACAGGTAATCCTGATTATCCTAATGCAATATTTCACTCAGAATTAAATAACCCTCAATATATATCTGACTTAAATTACTATGAAGATGGTGCAGGAGATTCCGAAATAACAGGAATGACCGTAGGAAATAATATTTTATGGGTATTTAAAAATTTAGACCAGAATAATGCAAATGTATTTTACCACGAACCAACACTTGATACAGAGGCAGGAAAGATATATCCAAGTAAACAAGGTAATGTAAGCATAGGTTGTTATGCAGGAAGTACAAATTTCCAAGATGATATTGTTTATTTAAGTAGATACGGTTTAGAAGGAGTAAGCACAGAAAAGATAGATAGCAGACAAGTAGTAGCACATAGAAGTACAATGGTAGATGTAAAGATGACAAACGAGAATGGATATAGAAACGCTTGCATGACAGAATGGAAAGGATATTTATTAATACTTGTTGATGGAAGGATATATTTAGCAGATAGTAGACAGAAATATGTAAATCTTAATAGTTTTGAATATGAATGGTTTTATTGGGACATTAGTAATGCAAAACCTAATATTTTAAAAGAATATGATGATAGATTATATATTGGAGCCAAAGATGGCTCTATTTTTATTGTAGAAGGAACAAACGATAATGGAGAAACAATATTGAGCTATTGGACTACTCCAATGGACAATTTTGGATATGAGAATCAATTAAAAACCACTAATAAACGTGGTGGTATAGCTAAAATTAAAACTATTCAAAATGGAAGAATAAAGATAGCTAGAAGAACAGATAAATCAGAGGAATATAAATATACAACTGAGAAATCTGCAACAGGATTTAATTTCAATAATATAAATTTTGCTAACTTTAGTTTTGTAACAACAAATAAATCTTATATGCTTTACAAGATTAAAGAAAAGAAAATAAGTGAGTTGTCACTTAAATTTTATAGTGATGAGAAGGATAAACCATTTGGAATATATAGTGCTGTTATTGAAGCATTTATAGGAGGATATATAAAGAAGTGAGGTGTAATAAATGAGTTTACCAGAATGTACAGTACCAACCAATAATGTACAAAACTTAGCAGATTCTCCAACGCAATCAGCTCAAGATTTAAAAAAAGTTTTTGACCAAGCTGGAGAAGATATTAAGAATTATATAAATGATAAATTAATTCCGGAGATAGAAAAATCAGATAAAGAGACAGAAGACAATACTAAAAAGTTAATAATAAAAACATATAAATATAATGTGACTACACTAGCAGATATAACAGAAACAGAAGATTATACAATACCTTCAACTTATAATGTAAACACACACGGATTAGATGTTTATTTTGAAGGTAGTTTATTAGCATTAAATGAAAACTATCAAGAAAGAGGAACAGGAACAAGTGACAAGATAAGATTTAACTTTACTGTACCAAAAGATAGTTTACTCACATTTGTTATAAGAAAATAGACATAGAAAGTAGGTGAAGAACTTGGCAAGTGGATATGAAGATTTAGATAATTTGGTAAATCAACAAAATACTTTATTACAACAGCAAGAGCAAAAACAAAATGAAGTAATTAATCAACAAACTCAAATGCAAGTTGATGAGCTTAATAGAGAAAAAGAAAAATTAGATAAAGAAACCAACAAAACAACACAAGGGTTGTACTCAAATTATCAAAAACAGGCTAATCAATATGGTGCTGGAATGGAACAATTAGCAATGCAAGGTTTAGGTAATTCTGGATATGCAGAGACAACAAGAACATCTTTATATAATGCTTATCAAAAAAGTGTTACAGATACTTTGAATAATGCTAATGATTTAAAAGCTGATTACGATTTTAAAATTCAACAGGCAAGACAAAATGGTAGTATCCAACAAGCACAAAGTGCATTGGAATTATATGCTCAAAAGGTACAATTATTAACACAGAACTATCAACTAAGACAGGATAGAGAACAATACTTATATCAACAACAAAGAGACCAAATTGCAGATCAACAATGGCAAAAATCTTTTGATGAGCAAGTAAGACAAAATGAGCTTGAAAATCAATGGAAACAAAAACAATTTGATTATCAACAACAAAGAGATAAAGTAGCAGATTCACAATGGCAACAACAATTCAATCTTCAAAAAAAAAATCTAGCTAGAAGTTCTTCAAAAAAGAGTACAAAGAAGAGTACAAGTAAGAAAAGTTCAAGTAGTTCTAGTGTAAGTAAGAATAATGATTCAGTACCAAGTTATCAAGAAATATTAAATAATATGAAGGTAACTCAAGGAGTAGGACCAAGTAAAATTATAGATGGTTTGACTGGAAAAGCATATAACAGTGGAGAAGAATTGCTAGCAGCATATGGATATAAAGCTACTCGATAAGGAGGTATAATAATGCCTATAACACGTTTTAAAGATGAGAAAGAGAAAGAAGAATATTTAAAACAACTTAAACAACAACAACAAGCGAATCTACAAGAAGCAAATAGAAGAAATCAAGAAGCAACATCAAAGTTTAATGAAATAGCTAGCAACAGTAATAATAACAATTCTACAGATTCAAATAGCTTATGGAATCAAATAAAAACAACTGCTAGCAATAATTTTAATAATTCAAACAACTTAACATTTGGATTTGATGATACAATACAAGGGAATAAACAAGCTTCTAACTTTTTAAAAGGTTTGGCAAAAGATTCGGGATATGGAAGAAATAATGGATTTAAAACATCTAATACAGCAAATGACTATATGAAACAAGCATTAGAATTAAATAAAAGAAGTCAAGATTTACAAGCACAAGAAGAGGCAAAAGAAAAAGATAAAGATTCTTCGGTGTTAAGTAAAGTAGGAGATTTCTTTAAAAATTTATTAAGTGGAGCTACACAAGGAAGTGCAAATTTAGCACAGGGATATGCAGATACAATGGCAATGTTAGAGAAAAACTTGAGTAAAGATAAAACTTCACGTTTAGATGAACAAATAAAGGCTTCTCCATATGTTAATGATGAATTAAATTACGAAAATAAAGTTAATGCAAATAGAGAAAACACAGTAGATAAACTTATTGGAAATGTAGGTAATACAATAGGTAATATGATTCCATCAATAGTAGTTGGACAAGCTACTGGTAGTGCTTTTTCAGATGTAGGAGGGAAAATAGGTTCAGCTATATCTAAAAATGCTTCAAATATGGCAATGGCAACTCAAGTTCTAGGTAATGAAACAGCAAATACACAACTAGATGGACAAGATTTTAATAAATCATATGTTACAGGTTTAGCAAAATCAGCAGTTAGCTTCGCAACAGAGAAGCTAACTGGAGGAGATATACTATCCAAGGGAACATCTTTAGATGACATGGCAAAGAAATATGTTGTTAATAAATTCAAGTCAGATTGGGGTAAAAGATTAGCCACAGCAGGATTAAACATCGCAGGAGAAGTTACAGAGGAAAATTTAGAAAATCAATTAAACTATGTAGTAGATAAAGTAATAAATAATAAAGATATGCCAGATTTAAAAAATTGGTGGAATGATGCATCTGAAACTACAAAGACAACATTCTTTACTACAGCATTAATGCAATTAGTTGGTTTGGGTGGCTCGTCTTATAAAGACTACGTTGATACAGATAATATGAATAAGAATGATACGAAAAATTATCAGAAAGCATTTGATGAAGTAAAAAAAGTTGTTAACAATACAAATAACACTAATGATGCCAATTCCAATAATGTTAATTACTTAAATAGTAATGTAAATACTCAAACAAATACCCAGCAAGACATTGCTAATAGATTAAATGAAATAGTAAAGAATGATAAATACATATCACAAGAAGATAAACAGGCAATGATAGAAGCAACCAATAATTTAGCTTCTAATAATCAATTAGATAATAATAATACATTAGATGCAATAAATCAAATAAGACAAATATCGCAATTATCTCAAGAGCATAATGATCAATTAGATACAGGTAAAAAATATCTTTCTGGAAGAAAAGAAATATATAATAAATACAGAAACGTAACTGATTATGATAATTCAATTGTGCAACAAGCAAAAGACGTTATTCCCTCAAACAAACAAGGAAAAAGAACTAAAGAACAATGGTTAGATGTTGCTAAATATATAGGAACAAATATAGCAGATAAATCTAATTCAGAAATACAAAAAATTGCTTATAAAAGTTGGCAAGAGGAAACACCAAACAATTCAGCTACTTTAAATAAACAAGGACAAAAATATGTAAAATTCATGTCTGATGATTGGATAGATACTATATACGATGCAGTAGAAAAACAAAGACAAAAAAGTGGATATGTAGCAAATAATGATACAGTAAATGCACTAGATAATCTTTATAATGAATATACAAACAATCAAACAGTTCAGAATAACAATATTCAAAATAATATTGATACATCAAAAATGAATCTAGTAGATAGTGCAAAAGCATATAATCTAAATGGTAATGATGAAACAATACAAAGTATAAATCAAAAATTAAATGACAGAGGAATAGCAAGTAGATTTGATGGAAACTTATTTAAAAATGATGATGGAACACCTAACAAAAATATAAATGCATTGTGGGGAACAAATACAGATGAAAACGGAAACACACGTAGAGAAATAGTATTTAATCCTTATGTGGATGGAGATATAAATGAGCAAAAAACAATGCAACAAGTAACCATACACGAAATGTTACACGATATGGCTGGAGATAAGCAAGTAAGAAGTGATTTATTTAATTTAATATTAGATAAAAATAAAAAGAGAGATGGATATGGTGATGCAAGAAGTAATTTAGAAGAAATGTATTCACAAGTATATGACAAAAATAGTAAAGATTTTAAAGATTTAGTAGATGAAGAAGAGGTAGCAGATACATTAGCACAAAAGTTAGGAGACCAAGACTTTATTAATTCTTTGAATGAAGAAAAGCCAAATGTATTCAAAAGAATATATGATTGGGTAGTAGATAAATTAAATCAATTCACAGGAAGTAAAAATGAAAAGATTTATTGGGAAGATGTAAAGAATAAATTTGAAAGTGCATATAAACGAGAAGCAAATAACGAAATATTAAGTAAAAATATTTTAAGATATTCACTAGATGATAAACAGAGAAATAAGATTTCAAAAATTTCTAAAAATGCAATAGATGAGAAAGGAAATTTAAAAGCATTTAAACAACAATTGCAGGAGTATAAAGATAAGAAATTACCAACAGGAGTAGAATTAATTGTTGCAAAAGATAATGATGGATTGAGATATGCTCAAGTATCTGATAAGCCAATAGTTATGAATCAAAGTAATATAAATAAAATTCTTATAAATAAACATTCTAATATTGATTCTACAATACTTGAAAATATAGATGAAGAATTACAAAATAGTGTTTTTGCTATGGATTCAAGAAGTAGAAAAAATTCAAAAGTTATAGTTTTGGATAAGGTTGACAATAATGGAAATCCTATTATAGCAACAATTTATGAGAATAAAAAGAGTGCAAATATTGAAGTAAATGAATTAACTTCTGTATATGAAAAAAATAAATTCCAAAATCTAATAAATTCAACTGCAAAAGAAGGATATAATTGTTATACAAATAAAAAAACTAATGATTGGCTACTTCGAAATAGGCTCCAATTGCCTACCCGTTTTGCCGAAACATTAGTTTCTACTAATAGTATACCAACATCAAATAATAATGTCAATACTACTAATAATAATTCTATGCAAGAATCTGAAAATAATTCAGGTTCTTTTAATTTGTCTAAAACAAAACAAAAGCAGTTAGAGTTAATTAAAAAATCAAATCCTATGTTAGATGATTATCATACAGGAGTAAGAACTGTAGATGATATAAAGACTTTCAAAGAAGCATATGATATTGCTAAAAAAGAAGCATCAGATGGTGGATGGGATGAATATGCATCTTATCCAGATATAACTAATGAAATGATAGAAGATTCATTAAAAACAGGAAAGATAACAGTATATAGTTCAAATGACATAAAAAATGGAGCTTTTGTAACGCCATCATATGAACAGGCATTAGAATATGCGGGTAATGATTCAAGTAAAGTAAAAAGTAAAAAAGTAAATGTAGATGAAGTAGCTTGGATAAATTTAGATGAAGGACAGTATGCTAAAGTAGATAATTCTAATATCAAACCATCTATAGAACAATCGGGAGCATGGCAATCATTCTTAGAAAATCAAATAGGACAAACAGGAAAAGGGAAAACCGTTCAAGAATTAAGATTACCTATAAAAGAGAATTTGGAAATAGTCCAAAATAGTAATAAAAGTTTACAAAACAAAAGAAAATTAAATCCTGTAGAAATATCTAAATTAAAGCCAGAAGATGCTTTAACAACACCTAATTTAAAAAGTAAAAAATACGAAAAAGGGAATAAACAAAGTAGTTTCTTATCTAACATAGTAACTGATTCAGAATTTTTGAATAAAGATTTACGACAAGAAATAGGTAATGAAGAATCAGTAAAATACTATAAAGGAATAACAAATAAAGAAACTTTGGAAAAATCTTATAAAGAATTACAAGATGGTGGTTCAAAAGAAGTTTTAAATTGGTTTTCAAAAGATGATAAAAATATTACTGCAGATGATGTTACAAAAGGTTGGATATTATTGAAACAATATCAAGATGCAGGTGATTATGCTAGTGCAGTTGAAGTTGCTAAAAAAATGAGAAATATGGGAACTAAAGCGGGACAAACTGTTCAAGCATTTAATATTTTATCTAGATTAACGCCAGAAGGTATGACATTATATGCGCAAAAAGAACTTTCAGAAGCGTATGATCAAATGGTAAAAGGAAAAAGTAAAAAATGGATAGAAGAAAATGAGAGTAAATTTGATTTAAGTCCTAATGAAACAGCTTTTATAAAAGATACAATGGAACAAGTTTCAAAAATGGAAGATGGATATGATAAGAAAGTTAAATTGGCAGAAATACAAAAACTTATTACAGATAAAATTCCACCAGCTAAAGGACAAGGAATAAAAGCTTGGATGAGAATTTCAATGTTGTTCAATCCAAAGACACAAGTAAGAAATGTTGCTGGGAATGCGGTTATTTTACCTGTAAATATGTTTAGTGATAGTGTTTCTGCAGGAGTAGATAGATTAATTAGTAAGAGAACTGGAGTAAGAACAACAGGAAATATTAATATTAAGAATTATGTTAAAGGTTTTGGAAAAGGACTGTCTGAATCGTATAATGATTTTAAGAAAGGCATTAATACGAGAAATATTGAAGAAAATAAATTCGAAGTTGGAGAAGGTAAAAGCTTTAAAGATAAAGGTATAGGAAAAGCCTTAAATAGAGTAGATGGCATATTGTCTTTTATGCTGGATGCAGGGGATAGAGGCTTCTATGAAGCTACATTTAACAATTCAATAAATAATCAAAAAGTATTAAATGGTACAAATGATGTAACACAAGATATGATTGATATAGCTACCACAGAGGCTTTGCAAAGAACGTGGCAAGATAGTAATACTTATACAAATTCAGTATTAGGAATAAGAAATTTGTTAAATAAAGTAAATGCAAATGGATATGGCTTAGGTGATGTTTTAATACCATTTGCAAAAACACCTGCTAATCTTACTAAAGCTATAATAGATTATTCACCAATTGGTTTAACGAAAACTTTAACATTAGATGCTAAAAAATTCAAAAATGCAATAGATACAGATCAATATGTTCCACAAATGCAACATAAATTTGTGCAAGATATTGGAAAAGGATTTGCAGGTACATTTTTATATGTGGCTGGATATGCACTAGCAAAAGCAGGAATATTAAGTGGTGAAGCAGATGATGATAAAGATGTAAAAAACTTTATGAAAAATTCATTAGGAATTAGTAGTTATTCAATAAAGATAGGAAATAAAAGTTTTACATATGATTGGGCTCAACCTGTTGCAACTCCATTTGCAATAATGTCAAATTTTGTAAAATATGACAAAGAAAATCCAGATGCAAGTATATTAGAAAAAGGCATAAAAGCATTGAATATAGGAACGGAACAGCTATTAGAACAGAGTTTTATGGAAAGTTTAAATACAGTATTAAATGGAAATGGCGAAATACTAGAGAATCTAGCACAATCAGTATTTGAGTTGCCAGCAAGAGCAATTCCAACATTTAGTAAACAAATTGCAGATATGGTGGACAGTACACAAAGAACTACATTTGAATACGATAAGCCGATACAAAGTGCAATAAATTCTGTAATTGCTAAAATTCCTATAGCAAGTAAAAGTCTAGCTCCGAGTATAGACACCTTAGGTAATGAGATACAGAAATATGGAGGAGAGAATAATTTTTTCAATGTATTTATTAATCCAGCAAATACTAATAAAGGAAAAATAACAAAAGCAGGCACAGAAATATATGATTTATATATGAAAACTGGTGATAGTAAAGTTTTTCCTGTTACTGCACCTTATTACATTAATAATAATGGGGATAAAATAGTAATGGATTCTAAACAAAGAGCTGAATATCAAAAGACAACTGGAGATTATACAGAAAAAGCTATTGATGAATTAATAAAAAACAAAGATTATAAAAAATTAAGCGATGACAAAAAAGTAGAATTGATTTCAAATATTATAAATGATTCAAATAATATGGCAAAACATAAGGTATTAAATATAGAAAGTAAAGATGCAGAAAAAACAAGGAAACTTATAGAAAAAGTAGGAACTAAAGCATATTATGATTATAGCTTTAAAACTCAAAATATAGAAGGTGAAAATGCTAATAAGCAAAAGATGAATATATTAGAAGAATCTGATTATAGTAACAGTATAAAGTCAGAGTTATATTCTAATACAATTGGGCAAAACGATGATAATTATAATACAATATATAAAAATGCTGGAATTAATATAAATGAGTATTTGAAATATAAACAACAAGATTTTACAAGTGATAAAAAAGATGATGGCACTTTACAAGGAAAATCAACAAAAAATAAAAAGAATAAAGTATTTAACTATGTTAACAATATGAAATTAAGTTATGAAAATAGATTAATACTTTTAGGAACACAATATAAATTAAATACACAAGAAAGAAAAGATTTATTTAATTATATAAATACTATTAAAATAAACAAAGATGATAAATTGAAATTTTTAAATAAATGCCAAGGTTTTACTGTTTACAAAGATGGAACTGTAGAATATTAAAATATCGTTGTAATTTAATAGCAATTATGATATTGTTTTATTTGAGGGGATACTATATGAAACAAAAAATTATATTAATAACAGTAATAATTTTAACATTTATGAATACTTTTTCATTAGCTCATCAAGGCAGAACAGATAGATATGGAGGACATTATGACCATTCGACAGGAACTTATCATTATCATAATGGTTCTTATTCTGGGAAATTTACAGCACCAGTTGAAGAAGGTGGAACAAGAATAGATAATTCTAATGAACAAAATGATAAATTAACAGTCAATAGAAATGATACAAGTAATATAGATAGTATATTACTTGAAAATGCAAGAGATGAAATAAACAGAAAAACAGAATCTATACAAGAACTTAATAATAAAATAAATGAGCAAGAAAAAGAAATTCAAAGTCTTAAAGAAGATAAAAGATGGTTACATATCATATATATAGCAATAATAATTGTTATGCTTATTTATGGCTATAAACATTTAAATTAAAAATAAAGGATACTTCATATGAAGTGTTCTTTTATTATGGAGAAAATATGAAAGATCAAATAGTAAAAAAAGTAAATAGAAAAGATGGTGGAACACCTCAAACAATAGCTCAGTTAATTAGAAAATATAGTTTAGACACAATGTGGGAGAATATTCAAGCAGGAACTATAAATGCAGATAGAATTAAGACAGGCAGTATAAATGCAGACCTTATAAAGACAGGAATAATAAACGCAGATTTAATTAAAACAGGAGCAATTAATGCAAGCTTAATTACAGCAGGAATATTAAATGCAGATTTAATAAAAGCAGGAACTATGTCTGCTGACAGAATTAAAGGAGGAACCTTAATTCTGGGTGGAGAGAATGATACAAACGGTTCTATGCAAGTAAAGGATGCAGAAGGAAATAATTTAGTTTCCATCGGAAAAGAAGGATTAAAACTAGAAAATGGTACACAATTAATTTCAGAAGAGGGAATATTAAGTGTTATTCAATTTGGACAGAATAATTGGAAAAAAGTAGGTTATAACGCAAATCTATCTAATAATGTTATGGAAAAAATGACATATGATATTCCGGTATTTATTCCAGAAGGTTATACAATTATGGATGCTAGAGTTGTTTTAATGCATTCTCCTATAAAATGGAGTGGTTATGGAAAAAACGGCTGGGGATATTGCAAAAATCTGAGATTGTATAAGAATGAACAAGCAGAGAATTGGTATGAAGAAATTATATTAGATTCAGAAGGCTTTACAGAGGAAGAATATTATACAAATGAAATTGAAAAGGCTTTTGGAGAAGGTGGCTTCTCTCCAACTGTACCAGGAGAAACAAATCATAATGTAGAAATGACAATAAGTAAAAATATTAAAGATTTCTTATCAATAGATAAAAGTATGACTTTACAAATACATTCTGGGAATGAACCTCCAGAATTTAATATAGATTTAGGAGACCTATATAGTTCTGAATGTTTTAACAATACAGGTAACTGTATAGCAATTCTAACAGTAATAGGTTTTTATAAAGGAGGGAATGCATAGTGGATATAGAATTTATCAGAGGAGACACGCAATTCTTCAAATTTCAGGTTAAAGATGGAGAAGGAAATCCAATGCAATTAAAAGATGGAGACAGACTGTATTTTACAGTTAAACAAAATGCTAATAGCGAAGATATATTAATTCAAAAAAGATACCCAGAGGATATTCATTATTCTGATGGGTATTTTAATTTTGTCTTAAATTCAGAAGATACATCGGATTTAGCGTATGGAACATATAATTATGATATCGAATTAAAATCTGGTGATTATGTTAAAACTCTAGGACAAGGTACTATAACACTAACAGAAGAAATTACTTTTAGGAGTGATGAATAATGAATGAAATAAACGATTTATCCAATACAGATATGGAGACTAGAGAAATAACAGATTTAACTAATAGTGAATATGAAAATTATTCTGTAACAGATTTAATTAATATTCCATTAATCGTTGGACCTCAAGGACCACCAAATGTTTTGAGTGTTGGAGAAGTAAAAACTGGAGATAAGTCAAACGTAAAAATAAGAGGAAATTCTCCAAATCAAATATTAGATTTTACCCTAGAAAAGGGAGACAAAGGAGAAACAGGAGAAAGTGGAGTATACATTGGAGATACAGAACCTGTAGATGAAGCAATAAAAGTATGGATACAACCTGATGGACAGGGTTCTAATATTTTAAAAATAAGAAACAGCAAAGGACAGTTTGAGGGTGTTTTGAGTATTAAAGGAGACCAAGGAAAACCTGGTCAAGATGGAAGCCCAGGACCTGCCAACACATTAACAATAGGAACAGTTCAAAGTGGAGATACAGCAAGTGCGACTATAACAGGACAAGCACCTAATCAAGTATTAAATTTAGTATTAGTTAAAGGAGATACTGGCCAACAAGGTCAGCAAGGTCCACCTGGAACACCAGCTAAGAATTATATTATAGAAACAACTAATAGAACTGTAGAAACAGAAATAGAACAAAATACAAATTATGAAGTACCTACTTATGAAGTAGGTACTAATTCTTTGTCTATATATTTTGAAGGAAGCAAGCTAATAAAAAATGTTAACTACATTGAAGTTGATTCAACACACATTCAGTTCAAAGACTGGGATGTGCCAGTTGATAGTAACTTAGAAATAATAATAAGGAAGGAGGAGAAATAATGCCAGAACCTAGAATTTTAGAGTTAGAAAAAGAATTAAAAAAATGCAGAAGCTATATGACTAGATATTTAACTGCGAATTATGGTTTTTCGCACACAGGAGATAATAAGTATTTACAAGAACCTATAAAATTTAACGCAACTATTGATAATAGTAATGGGTATTTAGAAGAAGGAGATAATGGAGCAGTAATAATTAAAGAGGGAGTACAACATATTAATGTAAAAGGATGTTTTGTAGCAAATCAC